ATGGTCTCGAAAGCGTCAAAACTTCTGAAGGGTTGTTCTACCGTTCGGTAAGGACTAGGTATTGGACCAGCGACTGGGAGCAGATGCACAAGTTTGTGCTTGAGCATGAGGTTCCTGAGTTTATGGAGAAGCGCCTAAACCAAACCAACGTGAAGACCTTTCTTGAAGAGAACCCCGACATTGTGCCGAAAGGTCTCAATGTGGATTCCGAGTACACAATCTCAGTAAGGAAGAAATAATGAACGGTCCATTTGTACCAATTGAAGACCTGTCCAAGCACTTCTCTGTGTCGGTTTCGACAATCAGGGCATGGGTGCGCCAAGGACATATACCTAAGAGCACCTACATTAAGGTAGGAAATACCTATCGTTTTTCTGTTGCGGACGTGTCTACGGCCTTAGCAAATAAAACCGACGGTAAACCTGAACCGGTTGAAGTAGTAGTAAATGGTTCCGAAGCTAAAGCAGAGTCTGGTGGTTCTGATGAGCATTGGGCTGACATGTTTACTGCTCCTCTTGACGACGACGTCTGATGAACCGGATTAGTCTAAGTGGTGGAACGTTTCGTATTATCGAAAGTGGTAAGCCGGTGTCTGTAGCGGAGGGCGATAACATTAAGTTTGTTATTTTAAACGCCGCTAAGATCTCCCGATCTTATTACGCCAATGCGTTTGATGCGAACAACCCAACACCGCCTACATGCTGGTCAGCAGACACAACACAACCATCACCTGATGTTCCTATGGAAGATCGCCAAGCGTCACGGTGTATGGACTGCCCTCAAAATATAAGAGGGTCAGGCCAAGGTGGTGGACGTGCGTGTCGGTTCGCACAGCGTTTAGCGGTCGTCTTAGACGGACAGCTTGATAAGGTTTACCAGCTACAGCTCCCAGCCACTTCAATTTTTGGTCGGGCAATAGACGGTAAAATGCCGATGCAAGCCTATGCACAGCGCCTAGCTACGCATAACACACCGGTTATTTCTGTGGTAACACGTTGTGCTTTTGATCGTGATAGCCCTGTACCAAAGCTGTTTTTCCAAGCACACCGCCCCCTCGAAGAAGAGGAGCTTGACCTCGTAGTTTCATTAGCTACTGCCGATGAAGCCAACGAAGCGATTTCATTTAACCCGCCCCAAAAAGGGCAACCCTTTGCAGAAGTAGACGGCTTTGTTTACCCCTCTGTAAATGCAACTTAAGGAGACTAACCATGTCAACTGAGCAACACGTTATCAGCAATGCAATTGCTATTTACCCTAAGATAGACCGCACGTATCGGTTTGATACAGCCGAAAACCGGTCCGTTCCTTGTGACGCACTCGATGATGGTGCGGAGTACACCTTGCAGTTTAAGGTTGATGAGGACACAGCACGTTCGCTGTACGCCTACATGAAAGCACTTTACAACGAGCGCAAGAAGTCTAATTGGCCTGACATAAAGAACCCGTTCAAGAAAACAGATGACGGAATGTTTCAGTACAAAGCCAACCTCAAAGGTGCGTACAACGGCGAGAAGACAACTAAGCCAGCGCAGTACGACGCTAAGACGCAGAAGCTACCCGACGACTTCCAGCTAACAAGTGATAGCGTAGTAAATATCGCTGTTGTTGGTGTTCCCTATAGCGCATCGATGGGTGCGGGAGTATCTTTAAGACTGCGAGGTGCTCAGGTAGTAAAGCTCGCGGAACGTCAGAGTGTTTCTCCGTTTAGTGCTGTCGATGGGTTTGATGTCAATGAATCGAATCCGTTTGCAGTTAGCAAGCCAGCGCCAGTGGCAGAAGACCTTGATGGGTTCGATGCTCCAGCCGAAGAACCTGCTATCGAGGAGCCAACTAAAGTTGTTAAGAAATCTGCTCCAGCACCCGCAGAAAGTGAAGACCTCAGTTCTATTATCGACAACTGGGACGACTAACTTACTCGTCACAAAGATAATTGAACCGCGCTACGGTAGGGCGGGGGACAAACGTCTCTGCCGTAGCGCCTCACGCAACGGGTGGATACATGGAAACAAAAACATTTTTAGAAAAGGTGTTGAGTAGCGAGGGACATTACTGCGTATTTGCGGCGAAATCGGCGGACGAAAGAAAAACTCAAAAGTTCTACGATTCTATTGATGAAGTTGTTGATGCCGCACGTCACTTCGACCAACAGGGATATGATGTTTACTACGGGCTAGCTACGTTTAAAGAAGTTAACTCACGTAAAGTTGATAACGTAAAGCACCTCAAGTCGTTCTTTCTTGATCTTGATTGTGGCCCTACAAAAGAATTTGCTTCGCAAGAAGAAGCGATAAAAGAACTGCGTAAGTTCTGCACTACGAATTCTTTGCCGAATCCGACGATGATTAACTCGGGTCGCGGCGTGCATGTGTATTGGTTCTTAGATGAGTCGGTCTGCTATGAGGATTGGTTTCCTGTAGCGGAGAGGCTTAAGCGATTGTGTGCCAAGCAAAACTTCCTTGCTGATCCCGCAGTCACCTCTGATGCCGCACGCGTGTTAAGAATTCCTGACACACATAACTACAAAACCAACCCGCCATCTGACGTAGGCTTTTTTGGCTTAGGTGAGCCAATCGCGGCTGTCGGTTTTGACACATTCTCAGAATTACTTGGTGGGGAAATGATACCAGTTCCCACTAAACACATACCCAAAGAGTTGAGCCAGACCATGCACAACCTGATGGGGAACCAAGAAAATGTGTTTAAGGATATTCTGGTTAAGACGCTACGAGGTGATGGGTGTGAACAACTGTACAACATCATTCGGCACCAAGAAGAAACGAGCGAACCTTTGTGGCGTGCGGGGCTGTCTATTGCGAAGTTCTGTTCAGACAGTGACAAAGCAATGCACGTCATCTCAAAGAACCATCCTGAGTACACGCCAGAAGACACCAAGGAAAAGCTCAGTCAGATTAAAGGGCCGTACACGTGCGTTAAGTTTGACGAATTCAAGCCTGATGTGTGCCCTAACTGTCCGCAGTGGGGGAACATAAAATCGCCGATTGTATTGGGTAAGCGGCTTAAGGAAGCTGAGGTAACCGACGAGGGTGTATACGTAGAAGCCCCGGCGTTGGAAATACCTAACCAACCTAAAACAACTTATGAGATACCGAAGTACCCACCGCCCTACGTGCGCGGAGCAAACGGCGGCGTTTATATTAGGACTAAGAACGAAGACGGCGACGTCGAAGAGAAGAAGCTGTACCACAATGATCTGTATGTAGTGAAGCGCGTGCATGACCCAGAGGTAGGCGAGGCTATTGTTATGCGTCTGCACTTGCCACGGGACGGGGTGCGAGAGTTCACATTACCTATGAGTGCTGTCACATCGACAGAAGAGTTTCGCAAGACGTTATCCTCACGGGGCGTCACTGTAAAAAAGATGGATGATTTGATGAGCTATACACTAAGTTGGGTAGACGAGTTGCAAGCTACTAGTACAGCAGACCAAGCACATCGGCAGTTCGGATGGGCAGATGACAGCATGAGTGCGTTTATTTTGGGCAACCAAAAGATTACTCCCGATGTTATTGAGTTCAACCCGCCTTCTAATCAAACAGTAGGACTTTTCCCTGCGTTTGAACCGAAAGGTACATACCAAGAGTGGCGAGATAACTTAGAGTTGTGGAGCGATGAGAAGTTCGTCCTCCAACAATTTGCTTTGGGTATGGGATTCGGCAGTCCGTTGATGGAGTTTCTGAACACTAACTGCGGCACTGTCTCGTTCTACAATAAAGACTCAGGCGTGGGTAAAACCGCTCTGTTACTTGCGTCAGCAGGTATTTGGGGTGACCCAGAACAACTCGTATTGCAGAAGGACGACACCTATAACTTTAAAATGAACCGCGCTGAAGTGATGCACAGCTTGCCTACGGGTATTGACGAGATCACTAATATGTCCCCACGGCAGATGTCAGAGCTTGTGTATCAAGGCACCAGTGGACAGCAACGGGGGCGTATGTCGTCCAGTTCAAACGTTGAGCGGTATCGGGGTGGGCGTTGGAGTCTTCTTATGATGTACACCGCTAACACCAGCGTCGTAGAGCGTATCAGTATGGCGAAGGCTATGCCGAAAGCAGAGGCACAGCGGGTTCTTGAGTGCCGCGTAGAACGTATGTTCGATTCGGTTAAAGACAAAGAAATTACCGACGCGTTCGAGAGTAATCTATTAGGTAACTACGGGCACGCGGGGATTACCTACGTACAGTACATAATGAAAAATTTACAGGCGTGCCAGCAGATTGTATGGGACGTACAGAAGCGTGTAGATGCTAAGGCTGAGTTAACGTCTGAAAATCGGTTCTGGTCTGCGACGATAACCGCAACGATTGCTGGGCTACTTATCGCAAAGAAAGCAGGACTGCATGATTTCGATGTTCAGAATGTCTTTAAGTGGGCGGTGTCGGATTTAGTCGAACAGAACAAACGCAACATGACAGATATGGGCGGCACTGTGTACGACGTTTTAGATGATTTCTTTACGGAGAACATTAGCTACATCTTGCAGATCAAAAGCACAGCGGACAATCGAGGCGTGCACAATAACGGGTTAGATGAATATGTAGTACCTGAACAGATTGCTCGTGGACGTTTAATCGCTCGGTACGAAACAGACACTAAGATGTTTTATGTTAAGCCCAAACCACTGAAAGAATGGTGCGGAGAGTTGCAAATTAATTACGCACACCTAGTGAATGAGATCATGCAGAAATGTAATGGTAAGCGTAAGAAGGTGCGCTTAACCAAAGGCACAAACCTACAGTTACCTGCATCCGACGTGCTTGCTATGAAGTTTGACATGGAGCCTGACGATGAAAATCTTGAAGACTTATGATCTTGCCCCCGACGGGGTACGAATTGAAGTCAATTGGGACAATATGCACATTGGCACGTCAATCTTTGTCCCGTGCATCAACACAGAAGAAGCCACAAAGGAAGTTGCCCGCATCTGCACCGAGAAAGGCTGGGAAATAGAAAGCCGTCTTAGGATTGAAGATGAGTGCCTAGGGGTACGTTTTTGGCGTAAAATGTGATAGTGTGTTTGCGGCAGTGGGTTCCACCCGATCCTTCTGTCGTTCTCCTCGCCCTACTTGACGGCTCCGAAAAGTATGTGGCTTTACCCCCTTTGGTCCCCCGAAGGGGGTTTTTTATTTGGGTGCTACGAAACCGTTACGCTCTGCTTCAAGCTGGTCATTCAACAACCTACGCATAGCCGGGGATAACGTCACACCGTTGTACATCTCAGTAGATGTTTTCATGTGTTGCTTCATCGACCGATCAATAGATTCCTGCGTGATCGCAAAGTTGGGGTGGGCACGGTTGTACTTAGCAATCTCTCGCATTACTTCACGCGCTTGCGTGTAGTCTCTTTGTCGAGTAGCAAGGTAGTATTTTTTGCGAAGTTTTGAGGCTTTACGCGAAAGTGCTGTGTCAATACGTTTGACTCGTTGGTTGTTTTCTTGAATGCGGGTGTACTCAGACGGTGCAAAACCAAAGAATTGCCCTACTAACTCTCCTCCTGTGATGTCATCGTAGATAGGATCGTTACGACGAGAATAAATACCACCATCTTGCTGGTAGCGACCTAGCACTTTAAGGGCATTAGAAATACCGACAGGTAGTAGGTTCTCAACACCACGTTGAAACTCACCTTCGAGAATATCGTCCTTACCACGAAGCAACCTTTTACCAACGCTGAGTGCAGGGCCACCCATGTAGAAGCCTATGGTCTCCTCTACCGAAGGATTTGTGTTATATCGGTTGGCTTGAATAAGTAATCCAGTCAAACGAATACGGGAGGCTACATCTATACCCACTCCCGCTTCGGAAAGTATTTGGTTGACTGCCCCCTTATACCAACCCTCTCCGACGTAATCTCGCACGATTGTGTTGAAATCATCGTCTTCATCATCTTTGAATGCATCTACGGCTAACTCTATCGCCCCGTAAATTGGAACGCCGGAAACACCTGAGAAAAATACAGAAGAACCAAGGATACCTAGAGATTGTTTACGTGCAATCGACACGCGTTCTTTTATCTCCGCGTCGGGCACGCCTTGCGCCTTCAGCATATCGCTGTACTGGCCCAGAGCAGTAGCACCCACGTTAAACATGGTGGTGTACATACGCATACCGTACGACTTATACATACCCGCCATACGCCCTATGTTTTCTCGTAGTATAGGAGGTG